AACGTGGGGTCAGGACCAAGGCCGACGTGGTCAACTTCAAGTTCCGCGGATCCGACTCACCCTTCGTCGATGATGAAGAAAAGAGGAAGCGTGCTGAAGGTTGGACGGAGGAGCAACTCCGTGCCCGCGATCACGGGGACTTCGTCATGGACACGATCCAGGCGTACCCCGAGTTCAACGTGAAGTACCACTGTGTTGACTACGGGCCGAACAATCCTCTGAACGACAAAGTCACAGAGGCGATGCGTAAGCTGAACTGGAACGTGCCGCACGACTGGTGCGTCGACCTGATCCTTGACCCCGGTACAACCCGTCCGGCTCTGCTCTGGGTAGCGATCCCGACAGAAGAGTATTGGGATGAAGGGGAGCCCTACCACATCATCTTCAGGGAGATGGCAGTCCCCAATATCGACGCCGCGGCGATGGGTAAACGAGCCAAGGCTGCGGATCCCGGCAGACGGTATTCCCGGTTCATTGGTGACAGAAAAGCTGGGGATCAGACGCCGATGGGGTTTTCTTGGGACGTGTTTGAGCAATACTCTCGGGAGTTCCGCAAGGCGGGGTTGAAATGTCAATTAACAGGTGATATGTTTCTCAGAGGCGAGACAGTATGGGTAACACGTTCCATGAAACTGCGGGCACTCATGCGGTCCAGAAACTGCGGTAGGCCCCGGCTCAGGGTCGTACCCCACATGTGTCCGACGTTGGTTAAACAACTTGAGACAGTCGTCAAACAGGTTGCGAAGGAGGCAGTACTCGATAAGTTGGCACCAGGGCAGGTCCATGACGTTCTTGACACGGCAGAATACTACGCCGGGTTCGAACCGAAATTCCTTGCACCTCCTCGGGGACCAGCGATAATCGACCCTGGCCAAAGCATGTTTGACGAAGACCAGAAGTTCTTGAACGGCATATTCAAGCTGAACAAGAAACAAGACGCCAACGGACCGATAGTCTTAGGCGTTCCCTAACCCCAGGCCGGAGTTCCCCCAGTGAAGCAGTCAGACCTTATCAGACAATTCATCATCGAAGATCAGCCCATCGTCATCGCTCTTGGTGATGTGGTGTGGTTGTTCAACGAGAACCAGCTTGACACCCTGCCTCACGTAGCGACAGTCACTGCGTTTGGCGAAGATAACATGGTCGATCTCACGTACAACGCTGTTGTCGGAAGTCGGCTTGTCCCGGTGCAGGGCGTGTGCCTTGTCGGGGATGAACGGTTGAAGAACGCCAACTACCGCAAACGCGGCTCGTGGATCCCACGAGGTGCGTTCTCAGTCCTTAACCTGAAGTAGGTCCGTGATGCAGCCAACGGCAGAGAACATCCAGCAATACCTGCTCGGACCCATTGTCAGTCAATGGTACGCCCGCTTCACTTCTGCACAGAAGGAGAAGGAGCGGTTCTCTGTCATGGCAAAACTCTGCCGTCAATTCCTCGGGTCTTCTGCGAAGGCCATGTGGGAGGACGGGTTTAGAAAAGAGTTTTACCCAGCAGTTGCACAGCCACAGTTCATGGTGTCCCTCAACAAGGCCTTTGAGCTTGTAGCCATCATCGGTCCATCCCTCTACTGGCAGTCCCCCACAAGGGAAGTCAAGAGCACGGACGTTCCTGACCAGACCCAAATCGCTCAATTACTCGGTATTACCGAGCGGGACATGTTGGAGCAGATTCAGCAGGTACAGGGGCAAAAAACTACCGAGCGGGAAATTCGCAATTCATTGGCTTCTTTGGTGCTCGAGTACATCGGAAGAGAGCATCCCGGCGGCACCAAGATCGACAATGAACTCATCATTCAGGACGCTCTTGTCACTGGCAGAGGGTGCGGCTGGACCGAAACGTACACTAACCGATCGACGGGTCAACCGATGGTCGGCACCTTCTACGATCCAGTCGACAATCTACTGATCGACCCGGACGCAAAAGACCCTGCACTGCGTGACGTGAAGTGGATGGCACGCAAACACGTCGAACCTGTCTGGGTTGTCGAACGACGCTTTGGATACCCGCCGGGGTATCTGCAAGGCCGCGGCACACATATCTCCTCTGAGTACGCCTCACGCATGGAAGTTGAGGTGAACAAGGGGAACACTATGTACCAAGACCAGATCGAGTGGTACGAGGTTTGGAGTTGTGGGGGCATCGGTGCTCGGGTGACCGGGGCCAACGCCACAATGGGGCAGGCCCTTGACCAGTTGACGGGCGACTACTGCTACCTGTGTGTTACTCGCAACCTCATGCATCCCCTCAATCTGCCGCCTGCCCTTGTATCACAAGGAGGCCCTGAGCAGATCCGTGAAGCCTTGAAGTGGCGAACGAGTCGGTTCGGGTCTGTCTTTGAACTATGGCGTGACCGAAAGTGGCCAGTCCAACTACTCGACTTCTACCCAGTGGTCGGATCGTGTTGGCCGATGGCAGTGCTGGGCCCAGGCATCGGCTCCCTGCTCGCGATGAACATTCTCCTTGTGTCTCACCTCACGATGAGTTGGGACAGACGGAGGGACATCATTGCGGTCAACGGTGCGTACGCGGAAGAGGTCGAGGCTGCGATCAAGGGAGAGAATAACCCCGCAGTCATCAAGATCAATGCCGCCTCTCAAATGAGCATCTCCGACATCGTGGCGTTTGTACAACGTCCCGAGGTCCAAGGTAATCTACTTGAGTGGATCCAGTATTTGGACAATCAGTTCCAGATGGCGACCGGACTGGACGACATCCATTACGGAGTCAGTCAGAAGCAAGCCCGAGTCAGTGCGGATGTGAACGCCAAGCAATCTGCGGCTAACGTGCGGCCTGAGAAGATGGCCACCGACGTTCATCAGTTTGTCGTCAACACCTCGACCAAAGAGTTGTGGCTGGCGGCACAGTACATCGAAGGGCAACAACTTCGCAGCCTGATTGGTGATTGGGGTGCGATGGCGTGGGATAACCTGCTGGGGTCCATGGACATCGACACCTTGTTCCACGAGATGGAGGTTTGGATCGAGGCCACCGACCTGCGTCGACCTAATCGCGACAAGGACATGGCCGACCTTGAACGTATCGCTCCGTTCTACATCCCGGCAGTACAGACATACGCTCAGTTAACTGGCGATGAGAAGCCGTTCAATGCGTTCTTGCAGCGGTTCGGGACAGCGATGCAGATGAAGAACCCAGAGGACTTGTTCTTCGGTCCTTGGCAGCAGGCACCAGATCCACAGATGCAGCAGTTGCAAGCCGAAGCACAGCAGGCTGAGATGGCCAAGACTGCGGCGACAACTGAAGAGATCAAGGCGAAGACTGTCGCCCGATTGGTTGATGCACAGTACAAGCAGCAGGGAGCGAACGCTCCGGCCCAGCAGAAGATGAAGTGGGCGGAGATGTTCAACCAGCAGAAGGTTCGTATGCAGGAGGAGTCTCACCTGCAACAGATGATTCACCTGCAGGAGCAGCAGGACATTCAGGCGGCTAACGCCAAGAAGGGGAGCAAGTGATGGCTAATCCGAGTTTGGACTTGATTGAAAAAGTTGAGGGGGAGTTGGGCCTGACTAACCGATTCAAAACCATGCGTGAGAACCTTGAGTACGACGCGGTCGTACAGGCAGGCCCTGCGGCTATCGCAGCCTTTGATAAGATGATCGCCAAAGGTGAGTCCGTGTCCATGGCGGCTCAGTTCGCCACCCGTCGACCGCCCAGCGGCGGCATGAACGACCGAGTCATCCAGAGCAATCACCCGAGTGTTACTGAGCAGTTCAAAGGATGCCCAGCAATGCTCGCCCTGTACCGAAAGAACTACCGAGCACACACCGGCGAGAACCTCCCTGAGGACGCGGTTGTGTACCGGGGCCTGGCGAAATTCCCAGGGGACCCCGGTTGTATTGTCACCCACAAGCAGAGCCTCTCCGACGTGAAGAAAATCATGAAGGAGCGGAACGAACAGATTGAGGGTGACTGGGAGAACCATCCAGTGTCGGAAGCACCACAGCCGCAGGTGGTCCGCATGAATGAGATGGTCATGGCACGATACCTGTCCGAGTACCGGGCAGAGGAAGAGTTTGCAAACCTTGACGAACGGGAACTGCGAGAACTCATCATCGACAATCACACCAAGGTCGTGACAGCCGACGATGCGATGAACGCCCCGACGAGTATTGAGCAAGTCAACCAGGAAGTCTTTGGAGGTGAACAGTGCATACGGTAATCGCTCCTGCAGAACGGGCAGTCCTTGAAGAAAAACTCCGCACGGTCTTAGGTGGTGGTGCCGCCACAACGGCACTGCTGAAACTACTTGATGCGGTGAATGAGTCCTTGGCCCCCTACACCGAAGTGGTGCCCATCGCAGACCTCGACGAAGTCACCCCCGAAGTCGCCCCCGAAGTCCAGGTAATCGAAAGTTCACCATGATCACAGTTGCCGACATGATGAGTCACATCGCTGTGCAGATCAACGCCTCTCTGGGTGGATACCTGGAGGGCAAGGTCCGCACGGCAGTATTGTCCGCATGGGCTCGTCTACTCAGCATGCATGAGTGGGCGTACTTCCATCGTGTCGGCACGTTGATCACGTACGCAGGTCAGTCGACCGGCACAGTTGACTTCAGCACATCAACCCGTCTTGTCACGCTCACGGGGGCTACTTGGCCAACCGATGTAACGAACATGCAGGTCCGGCTGGACTTCAATTGGTATCCGATCTATAAACGCACCAGTTCGACAGTCATCGAGTTGTTCGAAGGGAAGCACCCTGAGGCTGATCTCGACGACCAGGCGTATCTGGTTCAACAGATGACCTACCCACTGCCGTATGACGTTAGCGATGTCGTGCAGTTGTTGGAGGGTACTCAGAATATGCAGATGATGCGTCTCAGTTTGCTGGAGGCCCATCAGGTTCAGGAAGGCATGGTGTGGAGCCCGGCACTGCCGACGTGCTACGCACTTGTGGCAGACAGTGCCAACCCGAATCGATGGAGCCTTTGGCTACCAACTGAGCAGGTAGAAGATACGGTCTTGCAGTACTTGTATGTTGCCAGGAAGTCACCCAATGCTCTCGTTCGTGAACAACGTGGTACTGTCACTGTGGCGAGCGGAGTCGCCACGTTCACCGATGCGGTTGTCAGCCCGCTGTGGGAGGGTGCCGTGCTGCGAATCGGTAAATCGGATACCTCCCACCCCACTGGAGAGTTTGGTGATATTCCTGCTAACGATCTGCTGTATAACCGCGATTGCCATGAGGTGAGGGTGGTCAAACGCCTGACCTCAACGACATGCCAGATCAGTGATACCTCGATCGCAGAGACCGCAGTAGCCTACTGTGCCTCGAGCCAGATCGATGTGTGTGATGGGGCGATGACCGTCTTACTTCAACGACTGTGTGAGGATGAGTATGGCTCGAAGATGGTGGGGAATCATTCTGAAAGAATGGTTAGTCAGAGCCGGTTGGCTCAAGCCTTCAACGACGCCAAAGCGGCGGATGGCAGGTACGTTCGAAACAAAGGCCTTGCAGCCCAATGGTATGGGCTGCGTTTGCGGGATGTCGGCTATGTCGGGACAGGATCTTGAGCTAGCGTCAACAGACGACCTGATCAAAGAACTGCTCTGCAGGTTCGATGCCGCAGTGTTTACCGGCACAAAGCTGATGTCCGAGAAACAAGGATCTAGCGAGGTGTTTTGGAGGGGAGACTTTTTACCCCGCCTCGGTCTGGCCGACTTTGCGAAGCAGGTCATGTTTCAGGAATACCAACTCATAGAAGACGATTCAGATGGCGAACCCTGACTGGGCAATACTTGACCGCACGTACCGCATCATCCAAACCGCAGCCGCCAACGGTGAATTCGTGGCGGCACAAGGTGAACGGGTACGATCCGTCATACCTCAGGCAGTTCGTATCTGGAAAGTGCTGGAGGGGAGTGAGAGGAATAACACGACAGAAGGTCTCCAGAACCTGATCATGCCGGGTATTCTTATCACTCCCCTTCCAGTCGAATCAACCCTTGGTGCCGGGCTCAACTGTGCGGACGATGAGGTCCACAAAGTAGCCATACAGATAATTGATTCCACTCCTCACCAACATGAAGGTCCGGCAAGGACTTACGCCAACTGGATGAATATCATTCGGCTGAAGTTCACCACCGTACCAAACCCCTTCTTGCAGGATGCTGATCCAGAAGAGTATGATCCCTTCGTAGTACATCCGTTAAAGAGATTGCCCGCAGATGCCCAGAGTCTGGTTCGGCATGAACAGCAAGTCGCAATGTTCACATTCCAGGTAATGGTCCGTCACCACAGATAGGTTTAGTCATGGCAATCAGTGTACCAATCAATGCCCGGATGATGATCAACAGCAAGAAGTTTTGCTTTGCGAAATTCCTTGACCAGAGTTCATTCGAGCGTATCCAGAACCCAGATGCTATCTGCGGTAACAGGGACCCTCTACTTCAGCGGACTGCAGTAGGTCGGAGGAAGATTCAGTTCACTACCTTCCACGACATCACATACCCCATCCTGGTTGAACTGCTGCCACTGGCGGGTATGACCAATAGTGCAGGGACGTATACTGCAAACCAAACAGTCAGCACCATCCCAATCATCATCGATAAGGTCGGTGCCGTTCATGAGTACACGAACTGCCGCATGACCCGCATGATCATTCGAGGTCAGGTGGGCACGATGCCGGTCTCCGCCGAGTGTACCTGGATCGCGGAGGACGAACTCGAAGACGCTGCAACTTCTTGGGTGGACGGCACCGTAGACAACCTCTTCGGGTTCCCAGGCACCACATACGAGATCGCCACTGTCGCTTACGGCATCGACAGGTTCGCCTTTGTCATCGACAACAAGTTGGTCCAGTCATGGAACTCCAGCTACACTGTCACCGACGTTGGGGCAGGCCCCCGGCAGACGTTGCTCGCTACTTCCATTCCGTACACAACCGCGAACCACGCGGTGTACTGGGATGCCCGAGACAGTGCCGCCGGGGTCCAGCAGGAGTTGGTGCTCACGAATGGCACCGACACAATGACGATCAACATTCCGAAAGCAATCCTCAACCCCGAGTCTCCCTCAATCGAAGGGGCACTGGAAGAGATCCGGTTGCCTATGACTTGGGAGGCTCACCGTCAGTCCGCTACCGAAGCCTTTAACATTGTATTGACTAACGCATGATCGACCCAGAACTCGATGATGGATTCACCTTTGATGTGGACGGCAAACCTTGCCGTCCACTTCTACATGATGACCCTATCAGGGACCACAAACATCTCAGGATGTTGTTGTTCGACAAATGCTTCTTTCGGCAGCAAGCCACCCCAGAGATGCTTCAGTGCATCGCGGAGTATGATGTTGCCAAAGAGAAGCAGGACTTTCAAGACCTCAACGACAGTGTTCAGTTGCATGTCTTGTACAACCCTGGTCTGAGCATGCTCGACTGCCGTGACTGCCAACAGTTCGCAGTTGACCATCTGACTGGTGAAGTACAGTACGGGCCGGACGAAAAGCCGAAGAGGATTCCCGGCGGGATCAGTGTCCCTTGTGAGACAACACAAGGTTGTTTGAAGCGACACCACAATGATCCGCTAGGTCTGTCTAACCCGAGATGGGCTAAGACTTGGAACCATTACTGGACATACAGGAACGTACAAGACCATGCGTTGAAAGACGACCTGATCTTCCAGCGGAATAAACTCCTGCTTGATTGGATAGTAGAGTATGATCGAGATCGAAGGTTTGATCCGTTTATTGGCCGAGGCCCCCGCCGAAGACGCCCCGATGACAAGGCCCAAGGAACTGCTGGACCGAGTGTCGATCGAAAGAGTTGCACAGGAGGGGGTTGTGCAGCCGGGGCCTGCGGTACCGGATGCGAAAGCAAGCCCGCCCCAAGCTGTACCTGGCGTTCAAAGCAAGTTTATGTTTCCTCAGCCTGCGGTGGGGCCGACAGCGAATCCCCTTCAGCAGATCCGGGCAGCGGGTCAGTCTGCACAGGCTCAGCAGGCTCAACAGACAGTGGGGGCGACAGCGGATCCTAAGACCGGCATGCCGAACATGGACGTGAAGGTCAAGGTGATGTCGCCTGAGACGTTCATGGGCCGCGTAGCAACGCCGAAGATCCTGGAGGCGATTGCCGGGATGCCTGCCGAACGGAAGCAGCGAGAGACGCTCGTAGGAGCCGCTAGCCCCACCCCAAAGACACAGGTCACGATCTCAGTACCACCCGCATTCCCAATCGATCCAAAAGAGGCTTTCTCTGCCGTCGACGAACAGTTAGAATTACCCCCACGTCAGGACCCGGCAAAGGTCCGAGAGATCCGGGCGAACCTGGATGACCTGAAGTTGGAGTCAACTGAAGCCTTTGTCGCACGGTCATACCAAGGCAACGAAGGAGCCTCTTCTGATCTGGACAGGTACTACCTATGAAGTTCAAGTATGGCAGTTACACACATGATCAAGACGAGGTGATGGTCCGCACTTCCGTGCAGGGCATCTTCGATAAGTTCAATCGTCGCATGGGCGATATGATTGAGTATACGATCATTGGCGTGAAGCAGGTCGCGGACGACCCCAATCCAGAGGTGACCAAGGCCAACCTAACCTCGGCTCTGCAGGACCTCACTGACGCATACAATGTCGACTACATGGATTTTGGGTTGTACCATGACGACGGGACTACCCCTACCCGCCACGTTGTAAGCAACAGCGAGACTTTTGGTGGGACCAAGGTCGCAGTCCCCCCTTCGTTCATGAACGGCCCTTGGACAGGACGCATTGAGTACCTCAACCGACGCACGTACTTCCTTGTCCTGCGGGCGGAGATCCGGGTAGGCAGCGGCCTCTACTCCTGGAACGAACGAGTCACGGTCAAGGGCACAGGAGGCCCCCTCTGGAGGTACAGCCCTCAGCAGACGGGAGAACCTCAGGCCCAGATCCTCCAGACAGCAACATCCTTCTGGTATGTGCAGGAAGGGGAGAACGTGGGGCGGCAGGACTTTGAACCACCCGCGGACCCACTGTACCCATCCATTGAACATGGAGAGATGCGGGTATATACCTTCGAGACAGCCAAAGACATAGTCGTTGGAGGTGCGGAGATGTTCGCGACATCCTGGAAGTACTTCATGGAAGCTACCACGAGCCAGGGATTCAATGCCTTTATGCTGCCCAGCGTGAACTCATGACATGGTCAATGCCCAACATCTCATACCCGGTTGAGCTTATCTACAGCCAAACGCTGGGGTTCCAGCCTGACGTGGCAATGCTACGGTGCAACCCACAGGTTCCTGACCTGCCTGCTGTAGGTACGATCACAATGACGTGGGAGGCGACCACGATTACGTTGCCCAACTGCGTCGTGGACTTGGGCTCGCTCAAAGTCACACCGGACGGTAAGTTTGTTCAACTCAAAGTGCTCGACCGGCGAGAGTATTGGAGGCTAGCAGCCCCCATCAGCGGAGAGTACAACCTGATCCGAGCAGGCCAGTTTGTGATGGGCAAGCAGAGGACCTTGAGACAACTCGGGGCTCTGCTCATGACAGCCTTGGGAGAGGGCGGTGCGGACGTATCGGCCTTGCCCACGACAATTTACCCACCAGTATCCTGGGAGTGCGAGTCAGTCATTGAGGCGGCACAGACTCTCTTCGAGGAGCATGGATACTCTGTGGCGTTGGGGTTCGGCTCAGACGCAGTCACTGTCGTTAAGCTTGGCACAGGAGCAGCCCTGTCTTCGACGGGGCAGTTCATCTCCTCAGACACAATCGATGCTAAGACCGTGCCTCGGTACGTACGCAACTGCTTCGCTAACTCAGTCGCTCAAGTGCGACTGAAGTTGGAGGCGATAGGGCTCGATACAGACGGGACTTGGAAAGCGATCGACAGCCTGTCGTACAAGCCCGCCGCGGGGTGGGAAGCTATTCCTCCATACTCTTTGCCCGACGCTGTTGATGGACTCACAGAAGAGCAAAAGATCGAAGCGGTTGGCTATGTCCGACGAGCGTACCGGGTCATGGGTTTCGCAGACGAGACTTGGAATCCACCAGACGGGTCTGGAGCCCTAAGCGGTTTGACAGACATCCTGCCCCTGCAGAATCGGCTGCTTGAGACCGAAGCCATCCGGGCGGACGAGTCACGCACTCCCTTTAAAGTATACGGCCAGTACCATCGGTTGGAGGATGAGACCGGTCAGCCACCGATCCCTGGCGGAGCAGACACCGCAATAGGAGACCGGGTCACGGGCCGGGCCATGCACTTCGACGGTGAGAACGGCATCATAATCTTCAGCAAGCCTATCTGGCGGATGGTCTCCTCCGAGTACAAAGCCGCAGACCTTTGGTTGGAGTGTACAATCGGGGCTCGCAACCAGACCAACTTTGCATGGAACCACTACGAGTATGACGTGGAGGTTGTTCCTACCGGCACAGGGTATCACACGATCAAGCATGAGCAGGCAGCGGAGTCTATCTTCGGGTACAACAGCAGCCACGTTGTTACGTCGACGACCACAAACCAGGCGGCTCTCATCGCTCTGGGAGATGCGTGGGCTACCGCAGTTGCGGCATCTTATGCAACGACAGCCAGCCAGTTCAAGGTTTATCACGAGCCGGTGTTGACACTCAGGTGCGACGGTGCAATACTGCAAGTCAAGCACACTCTCACCGCCGGGAATCTTGGGGCTGCGGTTAACCGCACAGAGGCCGCTCGGCATTTTGAGTTCGACAAGGGCGTTCCCTCAAGGGCACAGAGGGTCGCACATCTTAGGGCTACATCATCGAAGGTGAGTATCTTGAGGCAGGCCAAGAAACTAGCGAAGAAGGAGTACGCAGATGACTGACCGTACTTCAGGCCCTCACCGAACTACCGCGGCGATGGAAGACACACTGCGGTGGGTCAACGTCTCAGGCGAAACGATCCCTGCGTACGGTGTCGTGCAACTGCGTACCAACTATGCGACGGGGTACAGTCAAGCCTCAAAACCCAATGACACTGCAGGATTGTTCTTCGCGAATGGAGCGGCAGCGGTAGTCAGCACCAAGAAGGGTGAGAGCCTTCTGTGGAGCCGTCCCCAACTCGCTAAGGTGGACGGGTCTCCTGCAGTCGGTACACAGGTCGGACCTGTGTCTGGCTCTTGGGCCATGTCAACAGCGGGCACCGGGTTTTACGTGATGCACCAGCCTGTCGACGGGGTAGCCTCAGTCGTTCAGGTCGGGGGAGGGGCAGGAGGATCTGCTGAGTTCGCGTTTGGCGTACTTGGGCAGGACTCAGGCCAAGATGACTGCATCCTTCCCATCTCGCTCTACAGCACTGCAGACCTTGCAACTTTCACGGCGGTCATGTGCGGCACATCAAACTGCTCAGGGTCTGGATCCGGGTCAGGGTCCGGAGCAGAACCAGAACCAGAAGGGTCCTGGTTAGGGTCTGGTTCGGGCAGTGGGTCAGGAGATACGACATTCATCGACATGGAGTTTGACCTGTGTACGGAGATAGGGAGTGTGAATGCCTTGGTCCCTGCCGGGTATAAAGCGGGGAAGGTCGGCCTCGCGAAATGGTCAGTCTGCAGTTCCGGGTCAGGCAGTGGATCAGGTTCGGGCAGTGGATCAGGAAGTTCTGACTGGACGGGATGGGTCGTGCTGTTTGGCAAACGGTCTCGATGCGTTGCCGAGATCCCAGCGGAGGTGGAGTGCTGCCCAGTCACTAACGTCATTCAGTTTACAAGATACAACCGCATCTGGTTCTTTGGAGGGGCATTGACCGATTGTTTGGATCCTTGTCCAACCTCCGGGAGCGGATCAGGGAGCGGATCGTAATGTCATGCTGTTGTGGAACTACATGCTGCACTGAGAGATGTAATCCATACATCAGTGCGTTGCAGCCGGGGACTTGCACAGGTGCTCCCGGTGAAAACCCGATGCCGTCCTCCCTGACCGTGGAGATCACGACAGACTCTCCATACGGTTGTTGGACAATGTCCACGACTGTGACCTTGATTGAGTACGGTCGGTGGGGACTCGGTCGAGTGACAGGAACCTGTACGTTTTGCTGCTACTACGACTCTGGGTTAAGTTGCACTTGGACATTCGACAGTCACGTCATCATCCAATGTTCTGCCGGAGCGGGCTGGCTGTTGGAGTGGAATTGGGCAGGGTCAGGAGGGCCGCTGAGTGTCCTTCCACCCGCAAACGTAGTCTTGACTCGGGTCAGTTGTGATCCCATTATGCTGACAGGCACGATCTGCTGGAATCCAGCGATGGCTTGTATCGCATCGATCATGCCGCCGCTGCCGCCAGTCCTTCACCCCACACTATGTTTTTCCATCCTAGTTTATGAGACACCGTGATGACAGAAGTCATTTGTACGACGCTCGCTTCGATCCTTGTTTCCTGCTGCCTACACGTAGTCATTCACTCAGACATTACCGACATCAAGGCCCGTGAGGTTGAATACCTCTCAGAGATAGGATTGAACAGCCCAGATGAGAATCCCAGAACAGTGGCAGATTGAGATAGACAACGACACCCCCTTCGGTCGTCGAGCCCAGAAGGTCATTGACGCTGCGAAGTCCCGAGGAGAGTCGATACGACTGGGGCCCCAACGGTTTCCAGGGAACACTCTGCATGACCTCCTCAAGGAGAGACACGGGGCCAAGATGGCGTCGTGCAAATGTCAGGAGTGGATCGATCGGATGAACGTCTGGGGTGTCGACGGTTGTCGTGAGCATATAGAAGAGATCGTTGACCACCTGCTTGAAGAGGCCTCGACAAACCCATCCGTGTCCACTGTAGTTCGGATGGCACTCCGGATTCCCTTCATCGGGAAACTCGAGGGGAAACGACAACTCAGAAACCTTGTCTTAGAAGCGATCAACATGGCCGAGTCCGCCCCACATAAGCATCTAAGCCAGGCTGAGCTATCCGTCCGCCTACACTCCCCGGCACATGGTTGGCCGAACGGGTGGAGGGACTGGCCTAACGTGGTCGAGTACCATCGAGAGATGCTCCGAGGTGTCTTGGGTGAGCCGGTCGTGGAGCCAAAGTTGGACCCAACCTCCCGAGCTATCCTCATCCCTGCAGGTGGGCGTTGCACGATCTACGACAGGAACGCTCCCCAATACTATTTCTGGGGAGCCTACGCGGCAGCTTGGGTTCTCCGATCGTATGGATGCACCCTACCCATTCAGTTCTGGTTCTTACCAGGTGAGATGGAAGAAATCGAGTTCTGTGAACTCCATGCTCGGCGGGTCGCGGCAACCTGCCACGTCGTTGATACCACAGGCATGCGATGCGTCCACGGATGGCAGATCAAGATCAACGCGATCCTCCAAAGCGAGTATCAGCAGATCCTCCACCTCGATGCCGACAACATCGTTGCCAAAGACCCAACGTATCTGTTCGACAGTGAGACTTTCAAACAACACGCAGCCCTGTTTTGGATGGACAACCCACATGTCAATGACTACCACGGTCGCATAATCGAAGACCAGTGGATCCGTGTCGGGTCAAACCGCAAGGACAGGATCAACGATATTGAAACTGGTCAGATGTTGATCGACAAACGGAGAGGAGCCAAGGCCCTCAAGATCGTGAAGCACTTTGCAGACCGTGCTGACTACTGGGAGGGATTTAACGGGGGCGAACGGGGAGTTTGGTACGGAGACAAAACGAGTTTCCACATGGGGTTCAAGTTGACCAATACCCCACACTACATCCAACCATGGAATCGGTGGAATCCCGGCGGGTTCTACGAGCACCAAGACCCTTCCGGCCAACTGATATTCCAGCACGCATGCCACCGCAAGGGACACCTGAACAATGGGCATGCGATCCAAAACTTGGTGGGCAATACTTTGATTGCTGAGGCGGCAGCATTCAAGTCGCCTCTTGCGTTTCTCGACGGGTCCATCGAGGATGCCATGCGATGTATCGCCCCAGAGAGATGCTTCCATATCGAGAACGATCGGATTAGCCGGGAAACCTGGCTCGATGTTCTCGGCAGGAACGAATACCTTTTAGCCCCGACAGTCCCCGCAGACGAGGT